TGAAGGCAGCAAAGGAGAAGAAAGCGAAGAAAAAGAGTTTACGGTCACCAAAGACGACAAGTCGATTAAAGTCAAGTTAAAGTCTACTTGCAAACAATTTAATACACCAATTATTGGACAGGCACAGGGCTGGGCAAACCCTACGGTTACAATCATTGATGACGCAGACACTACGACAGGTTGGGAGGTAGGCGAACAATTTGGGATATTTAGAAGACCTCAAGCAGGCAATCCGTTCAAGACAGTTTACGATCGTATCGGGCAGATATTTGAAATTACGTCAGTTGCCACGACTGGCACAACTACCACGACTGACGCTGATTTATTTTTTGCCGAGCAAACGCAGGTTTCAGACATAAGTTTTTATCGTAGTTTTGTTGATAAATCAAACAGCACGTCTCCTGAGCATGAGATTGTGTACGTAAATGAGGCGCAACTTAACGATAGTCCAGCCAATATGTTTGAGATGACCATTGCTGGTCTTTCCTTAAAAGCAAGCCGCAATTTTACTTCGCTTGATCAGATGCGCTGCTGGCTCGGTAGTGGGTTGCCTGTTGAACGGCTACATCCTTCTCGTGACACTGCGTATGAAAATTCAGAAGAGGTTGGGCCAAGCAATCTGTTTACTGACCTTGTTTACTTCTTGTTGACAGATCAGCAGGCTGGTGCAGGTGGATTGCTTGGTATGGACAGAGACAATGATTATTTAGTAGACAAGAATGATCTAGTGGAAACGTCCAAATTTCTTGTTACTCAAAAATTGTTTTTTAACGGTCCAATCGTTGAACGCACTAACCTCAGGCAATTTATCAGCGATATCGCTCCATATTTCTTGTGCAACTTTATTATTTCTGATGGCAGGTTTTCCCTGAAGCCTGCTGTTCCCGTTGAGCCTGGCGGAACAGTTAACACTGGCGCTGTTCAGGTTGAACAGTTATTCACGTCAGGAAACATAATAGAAGACTCGTACAAATTAGAATATCTTGGGGCGGAAGAGAGGCGAGCGTTCAAGGCTGTTGTTCGTTTTAGGCAAGAGCGCAAAAACAAGCTGCCTGAAGAACAAGTTGTTGAAGTGAAAGCAGCAAAAGAAAATAACGATTTTGACATGCCTGGTGTAAGTTCTCCGCCTACGGAACAGTTTGATTTAACTCAATTCTGCACGTCTAGAGATCATGCTGTTAAGGTTGCCAAGTATTTCTTAGCTCTTCGGGCTTATGTAACTCATACGATTAGTTTTTCAACAACAGCTGAAGGGATCAACATTCAAGCTGGATCCTATATTAAGGTTGTAACCGAATCAAGTCCTTATAGCGCTGCAAATAATGGATCAGTTAGCGCATCAGGTGCCGTTACAAGCGCGACTGACATGCCAGATGGTATTTACAGTATTATTTATTTCAAATCAGGCAACGATGATATTGAAAGTGGTTCAATGCAAATAAGCAACGGTACTGCATCAAATTCTAGTTTCTACAATATTGTATTCACAGTGCAGAGCACTAGCGTTTCTGAAAACATATACATCGTTGAGCAATTAACGTTTTCACAAGAGGGCATAGTTGATATTGTCGCTTCAGAGCATCCCTGCAATGCTGATGGCAGCAGTAAAATAGCTGTTGCTGTCAACAGCGACGATGGCTTTAGTATTGAGTCATGACTACTTTCCCGCAACAGGCTGCCGCAGGCGGTGCCTTGATTCCCACTAGCCGCTCTTTTGAGGCTGGTGACTTTCCAATCAAGACTTATAAGGCTCAAAACGGTGCTGAGCATCGCATCCTTTATGGCAGCAAACGCACTGGAATGAAGCTATCCCTAACCTATGCAAATATTCTAGATGTTGATGCTGATCAGTTTTTAGATCATTACGACACTGTCAAAGGCAGTTTTAATACATTTTTGTTGGCAAATATTGGTGAAAACAGTGGCAGTGCTCGTGGAGGATGGCAAGGGGCCAATAATGCTTTAACTGCCAACAGGACTGGAGCTGCATACCGCTACGAAAGTCCGCCACAGATCGTTCAGGTGCGTCCTGGCGTGAGCACTGTTACAGTGAATCTGATTGGTGTCCTCTGATGTCGAAGGTCTACAGCGGCAGAGATGGCGTGATGCAGCTGTCTGGCTCGACTCTTGCAAAGGTCGTCAGCTTTTCAGTGCAGTCAAATTTGGAGACACTGGAAACAACAACATTGAACGAAAATCTCAGAACTTATATACCTGGCGTTTCAAGTTATAGCGGTAGCGCAACTCTGCTGTACTACAAAGACGCAAGCGAAAGCGTAAACACCACCAATTTGCTGAACAAGCTTTATAAGACTGGTCCTGATGGCGTTAGCAGCAGTGACACTGTGGATCTAACTTTCCGGTGGATTGACGGATCAGACAACAATGATATTCGTTTAAATGCGTATATTACCAGCGCCAGTATTGGCGCAGCAACAGGCGACATTGTTCGCGCTGAGATTAGCTTCCAAGGCACTGGTGAATTGGAAACCGTAACAATTGCGACATGAGCATTTACCTTGGAACGCATGGCAAAGTTGAGTTACGTCGAGCGTTTGACGGAACTGATCTTCGTTCGGTTGTAAATCCAAGCGATGTAAATGTTTTACGCAAACGCTTGAGCTTTGATTTTAAGCGTGGCCAGCTAATCACAGGCGATCAGGTTGAAATCACTAGCACCAACGGAGCTGCACTTTCTTTTTTTAACAGCTACAGCAAAACAGCTATTAAGCGATTTATTAATGTTGACGCGCTTGGCGGAATCAGATTTTATACAACTTTTGCTAATGCTATTAATGGTGGAGCGGCAAACGCTGAAACGTTAGCAACACCTGGCTCAAACGTTCCCATCAGGGTAATTGTGCAAAATGCTGACTATCGCGTAGTTGCACAGGTAAATGGCTTTGAGCTTAATACACAAAAAGAGGTTATTGACACGACTGTTTTGTCTGACGAGTTCCGCAGTCAAATTAGTTCAATAATGTCTGGCTCGGGCAACATGAGTTGTTTTTGGGAATATACCGGCGAGACAGTCAAAGATGTTCCTCAGTATCTGCTGCAGTTGGTCCTTCGTACCAAGGTTGGCAGTCAATTTAGCGCAAGATTCTATTTGAAGTCTAGTAACCACAACCCCAGCGGCATTGCGGCAAACGCCAACGATGAAATCTGGTACGAGTTTGAAGGGGTGCTCACCTCTTGTGCGTTGCAGTTCAGTCCGTCTTCAGCAGTGCAATTTACTGCCGATTTTGTCACGACTGGTGAAATCAGGCTGAACGTGCAGCTTGAAGGGACTGAAGAGCTGTTGCAAGAGGATAGCAGTACCTTACGCTTGGATCAGGACAGCACAGCTAAACTGTTGCTTGAAAGTTCCGACGTTTAAGCCCTGGAGGCTAGTCACCAATGGCCGACTTAAAAATCAGCGAACTTGGCGCTTTAGCTGGTGGCGACTTGGTCGCTGCTGATGAGCTAGCCATTGTCGATGACTCCGCCAGTGAAACCAAGAAGATTACGGTTTCAAACCTGATCGCAAATGGCGTCACTTTGATTAGTGACGACGCAATCCCTGGAGCCAAGATTTTATTTGGTGCGGGTGACATTGCTACAGCAGCCTTGGCTGATTCGGCTGTAACAGCAGCAAAGATTGGACTTGATGCCGTAACGGGTCCAAAAATTGCTGACAACGTCATTGTCAACCTTGTATCAACGCTGCCTACTTCTGGCGCTTATACAGGCCAGTTGGCTTTAGATACTGATGACAATAATGTGTATGTATGGAACGGCAGCGCATGGCTAAGCATTAAAGCGCCTGGTTCTGTTAATGCTTTTACTAATACAACAGCAGGCGTCATAAACATTTCCACAGCTGTTAGCGGTGGAACGGCAACAATTACGGCCTCAATTGATGATACAATTTCTGCTGCACAGTTTCTTGCAGGCCCTGTAGGTTCTGCCGGAACTGTTGGTTATCGCACGATTGATGGCGGTGATTTGCCTACAGCAACAACCACCTCAAAAGGTGGCGTAATTGTTAACGGTGGTGGGTTAACTTTAAGCACAGATACTATTCAGATTTCTAACAGTGTTAGTGCAAGCAGCGTCAACCATCTTGTTAAATACGACGCAAATGGCCTGATTACTGCAGGTAGCACGATTGGATCATCTGATCTCCCTGTCGCGACAAGTTCTGCCAAAGGCTCTGTATTTATTGGTTCAGGGGGTGGATTAACTGTCAACGCAAGCGGCAATTTATCTGTAGACAATACTGTAACCAGCGGAACTTATACCAAAGTTACAGTTACTGCAAAAGGTCTTGTTTCCGCAGGCGCTACTTTAACGGATGCAGACATTCCTGATCACTCAGCAGCAAAGCTGACATCTGGAACGATTAGTACAAGTCGCATTGCGTCTGA